ACCTTCTGGGCACTTGTACTTGATCGTGGCAAGCAATGTTGCCTTACCCGGCGCAGGATCTTCTTTGAGCGTCAAGAAGTAGGTGAACGTATCTACTTCTGGCCCAGCAGGCCCAGAGAACTTGGGGTTCGATGGAACCGCCTCATGCACCATGCCCTTGCCGTCTCGGATGCTTGGGGTGAACGATTCCACCGAGCAGTCATCGCGCTTCTTGATCCTCGCTACCGTGACCTCAATCGGTTGCCCGATCTGTGCGGAAGGGATCTTAAAGTGTTCCGGTGCCCAGACGATAATCGGGCTTTCCAGCCAACCCACCTTATCCACTAAGGTGTAGCCACCTCCCAGCGCAGCAACGCTGGCAGCAACAGTCCCGATTGTCTTGGAAACATCCATCTCGTTACTTTTGCGTGGTGACTACATCGCTCACCGGGATATTTCCGCGAGCGTAAGCATCAGCACGATGATCAGCGTCATCAGCCATATTAGGCACTTGCCCACGGCAGGGGAGGGCTGACCACTACGGGGTTCTTCTGGAGGTAGATCTGCTGAGCTACAGCGGCTTCCGTCGCGGCCTTGTCTACGCCGTTTGCCCAGATCCAGCCAAGCACTTCATTCTGCGTGAGTTGGTCGTAGGGAGTAAAGCTCGCCGGGTTCGGGCCGGGAACAGAACAGGTAGAGTAGACAGAGGCAGAGTAGGTTTTATCCCCATCTACTTCGGTCTTGGATACGCGCCAGTGGACGCAATAGACAACATCACTCAATCCGTCTTCCTGTACGCGACAGTCAAGGGCACCAATAGACCAATCCATGATTAAGCTCCTTTGAGTGCGGCCACTTCGGCCTCTAGGGTTTCAATACGGGCCATTGCTTCTTGCAAGGCGACAGCGGCTTTCATAAGCAGTACAGAGGTTTTGACTGACTTCACCGTACCGCCATCAATCCTATCTTCCGTTTCTTCCACAAGATTGGGAGAGGTCTGCTCTAACTCTTGGGCCACAACACCAAGCAAGTACGGCGCATCGGGATTGGCTGCGACATCCGTTTTCATCCGGTACTTGCGGAACCGGATTGCTTTGATGTCATCCCACTGGCTTGAGGCGTCAATAATGTCTTGCTTCAGTTTCTGATCTGAGATCGTGCCATATGACCCATTTGCGTTTTGTATATTGCCATTACCAAAAATTTTGATGTTAGCAACTGTATTCGCGTCACTGGTTCCGTAAAAATGTAGCCAATCTGTTCCGGCTGTTTTCGTTACCAACGACGAAATTGACTCCGATGTATAGCTTGCGTTTGTAGCGGATACAACGACTGCTTGCGCGTTGGCAGTTTGCCTTAGCTCGTGATAAGTCCCAGTGCTATTCGCATAAGTTCCCGCATCACTCGCCTTAAAGTACCCACCGCTGGTGATACGGGCGCGTTCGGTGTAGGTTCCCGTTACCACAGTTCCAAATCGCAGCGCAGCGTTGTTGGCCGCAATCACCGCATCTGCGTTGCCATCCATACCAAAAAACAAACCTTCTGTATCACTGTTTTGGCGGTTCAGAACAGCAGTAAATACAGGAGTAGTCGTGCTAGAGGTTGTGTCACTTCTGACTGTTAGTCTATATGCGCCCGCCGTATTCCCAACCAGCAGATTCCCACCGCTGGTGATACGGGCGCGTTCGGTGTTGTTGGTACCAAGTGAAACAAAACTGTTTTCTAAGTTCCACAAGTAAAACGCAGAGCCATTCAACTGGAACAACGTACCGTCGGCACCAGTTGCTCCAGTAGTAGTGTTTGTGAGCTTGAACTCAGTGGCATTTGCTCCACCGTCAATTTGAAGCAAACGACTGTTGGCCGTGTAAACTGCTGGGGATGTCACCCCAAGACCGAGGTTGCCGGAGGAGTCGATCCGCATGCGTTCGGTGGCACTGGTGGCAAACCGCATAGCATCAGAGCCGTGGTCATAGCTGAGACGACCAGACAAAGTGCCGTCAGAATCTCGCCAGTTCAGGAAACCAGTTTGGCTTGCGCCAGTTTGCTCAATGTTTACGCCTCCGTTATCACCAACGGCAACTTCCAGCTTTGCATCAGGCGAACTCGTCCCAAGCCCGAGGTTGCCGGAGGAGTCGAGAATCATCCTGTTCGTCGGGCCAGAACCATCTCGGAAGTAATGCGTGTTGGCATCGTAGTAATTGACGGAAGTTCCGTTGTAGCCAATACGAAGTTGTGCGAGCGTTGTACTTGCTCCGCTGACAACATGAAGTTTCGAGTCAGGCGTATTCGTCCCAATACCAACATTACCCCCACTAGTCGTCACCAGCGTATCAACAGGCGTAGAGCCGTTAAAACTGATTGCTTGCGTTGACCCTGCTGTACCAGCACCTACTATGTTTAGTGTGCCGGTAGAGGTGAGGCGCATTTTTTCTGCGCCGCTTCCAGCTTCAAAAACTATATACGCTCCAGACGGATCATTTCTTATAAGCTGAATTGTTGCTGTTCCGTTTCCGTTGTTTAATACTGTGCCAGCACCTCCAGAATTTAATCCTGTAAAGTAAGTCAAAGCATTTGATGTTAACCTCCCAACGCCGCCGTTTGACGGCAACGATGTTACAGATGCGTCAATAGAAATAGCGCCTGAAACACCCAGCTTCGAGCCCGGCGAACTCGTCCCAATACCAACAGCATCCGCGCTAGCATCCGCAAAGATCAGGTTGGCGTCCGTATCACCCTCTACACGGAAGTCAACATTCGCACCGTTCTCGTTGAATACAGCCCCACCGTTAGCCGTGAGAGCTGTAGAGACTGTGACAGCCCCGGTAGAGTCCGTCAGGACGATAGCAGCAGTACCATCCTTGGCCTTGATGTTCGTGACCTCTAGGTTCGTAGTGTCGATGGTGGTGGAGTTCAGCGTAGCAGCGGTTACCGTGCCGTTCAGCGTCGTGGAGGTTCCGTTCGTAGAACCGATGGTAATGGTCGTGGTAGAGCCAGAGACACCAGCCGTTCCGAGGTTAATCGTCTTGGTAGCACCGCTCTCAGTTGCTCCAACACCAATTGAAACAACCGTCGTTTTTGTCGATTGACCAAACGCTAATGCACCAGTTTGCGCCGTGCCGCCAATCGTTATGTTTCCACTAGTTTGAGATGTGCCAAGATCAATGTTTTGAGTAGTGGCAGAGAACGTAACCGCATCACTCGCCGTCAAGGTCGTGATACTTAACCCAGATGACCACTGCGGCAATGAACCGCTTGAGGTCATTACCTGATTCGCCGTTCCGATAGACAAGAACGTCGTAGCTCCGGCACCCGACTGGTAAGGAACCGATCCTCCAGCACCACCCGCTAGATTCGTTGCAGTATTGACCGATATAGAACTCGGAGCAGCCCACCCAGGGATCGTTCCGTTTGACGTCAGAATGTACGTATTCGATCCAATAGCAAGCTTAGACAACGTATTTGCAGCACTTGCATATAGAAGATCACCCTGCGTATACGTACTCTGCGCTGTACCGCCATACGCCGCTCCTAACGCATTCGTTAGATTCAACGTGTTGATCGTCGCCGTCGTTCCGTTGAACGTAAAGTTCGCCGATCCGGCTAAAGAACCAGACGAGTTGTACTGAACCTGCGTCGTCGATCCGCCAATCGTTCCAGTGGCCTTACTTGCAATAACCTGTACCGTTCCGCCACTGTCCTTGTAATACAACTTGCCATCAGCAATGTTGATAGCAAGCTCCCCATTGACTAGGTTCGTGTTAACCGGAACCGCAGAAGCAGTCGTCGAATGATAGAGCTGGATCGGCGTGAAGTTCGTGGCTGCCATGATTCTTCCTTAGAATGTTCCTCCAGAGATCCCGCTCCACTGCGGGCCTGTAGCCCCGGCAGTTAGAACGTATCCCTGCGTTCCTAATGCAAGTTTACTCAATGCCGTCGTACCAGAGGCGTACAACAAATCACCCGCGGTATAACTTGTTTGACCCGTACCGCCTAATGCCGCAGTAACAGGAACCGTCAAACTAAACTGCGTCCCGCTTAACGTCAGGCCCGTGCCAGCAGAGTAAACCTGAGATGCTGAAAACTGCGTAAAGGTTAAGTTCGTCGTACCAATGATCAACGGATTTGCCGTTGTCAAAACATACGACTCTCCGGCGCCTGTACTTCCCTCTTGAACGAAGAAGTAATCCCCCTGACCTAACCCGCTCGTCGTATCAGGTTGAAACTTGTTTGCGTCCGTCGCCCGAGTCAAAACCCAGTTGGTTCCACCCGGATCTGGCGTTCCAACCGTAGTAACCGTATACACCCCGTTCTCATAAGCATTGACTTGGTTATATACAAGAACACGGTTGCCAATAGATAAACTCACACCGTCTATCTGAATCGCTGCCTTCGTCCCGGCATTCGTTAACGTAGCGCCAACACCTGCGTTAACTAATCCGCTTATCGTTAACCCCGCCCCGTCAGTAAACGTCGTAATCTCTACTCCGTTATACGACGCAGCTAACGTAACTTGATTCCCAGCAGGAACAGAAAAGACGTAATACGCAGTTCCAGCAACTATCCCGTTTGACGACGACGAAAACACAATCTGATCGTTAAGAGAAAGGCTCGGAGATGTAGAAAACGTCAACGTCTTCCCCCCGCTGATCGTTGTCACCGTGACCGACGTCCCCCCTGGTGTATACGTAGCATTCAAAGCCGAAGGCGTCTCAACCCTCACCGGACTATGAATGTCAATCCCAGAGGCAACTTGATCATCTACGTATTGTTTAGTCGCAAGCTGTAACGCCGCAGTCGGGGCTTGAGTTACCGCAACCGACGTCAATCCCCCTAGAGTTAAAGACGTACCCCCGAGAGATATAGAGGTCGTTCCAATCGTGACGGCACTGTTTTGAAGAGAAGAATTCGGGATGTTCGACAACGACAACGCATTTGAGCTTCCAAGCGCTACAGACGCACTCCCCGAGATACCCCCTGAGTACGTAAACGAAATCGTTGAATTGGTCAGAGAACCATTCCCAATGTTGCTCAACGTATTGTCGGCACCACTGATCGTTTTGTTGGTCAGAACCTGAGATCCGGTAAGCGTTGCTACCGTTGAATCAATACTAATAGTCTTAGCCGCAGATCCATCAAACGTCGTTCCTGCGTTTAACTGAAGCCCGGTTCCGACCGTCAAAGCATTCGTTGTTGCAGCGGTAATCGTTCCAGACGCTCCAAGCGCTACCGTTACGCCGTTATACGTTACCGACGAGTTAGTAAGACTTGCGTTTGCGATATTGGACAGCGTATTCGTTGAACCGCTGATTGAAGTACCGGCAAACGTCGTGATCGTGCTACCCAAGGATACAGACGTAGATCCAATAGTTATCGCAGAATTAGTCAGCGCAGCGTTTGGGATGTTTGAGAACGTATTCAACGCCCCAGACATCGTCTTGTTCGTGAGAACCTGAGATCCCGTCAACGTCACAACCGTTGAATCAATCGAGATCGTCCCGGTCGTCGTTATCGGGCCACCCGTTAAACCCGTCCCCGTGTTAATTAAAGTAACCGCACCCGTAGGAAGGTTCGACCAACTACCATTTTCGTAAATCTCAAAAGCATTTGTCTCTGAGTTATACCGAAGTAGCCCATCCGTTCCCGCGGGCCTTTGAGCAGTCGTACCGACCGGAACCCGAATAGCTCCCGTGCCAGGAAGCACTGCGTTATCCGCAATCCTAAACGTCGGGTTGTTCGTTCCGTTTCCGCTCGTAATGTCAATCTCGTTCGTCGTACCCGTCAACACCCGAGCATTCACCGAACTACCGTTGATCGCCAGAATTCCCGTCGACGATAACTGAGCTAACGAAAGAACAGAACCCGTTAGCCCAACCGCAGGGTTTCCAGACGCTCCGTTCCCGTTAGTAACAGAAATACCGTCAGAGCCTGACAAGATCGTCCTAGAAACGATCAGACCACTTGACTTGACTACAACCCCGTCAGAAGCCGTTTCCAAGCTTCCAGACGTACCGTTTAACGTCAGACGATAAAAGGATTGCGCCCCACCGTCCGTAAGCCCTAACCCCGTTCCCGTAGACAGATACCGAGAGTTTGGAAGCGTAGGCTCCGAAACAATCGTCAGGAACGTCTGATTCAGAATCGGAGCGTTCGCTATCGCCCCGGTCGTAGTTTGTCTAGTCTGCCCACCCTGAACAATAGGCACAGACTCCGTGCCATCTAAGGGTAAAGCCTGTGGCAACTGCGTGATCGTTACATTTGGCATGGCTAGGGCTGCTGGCTAATTCCATTGACGTTTCCGTCATCCTCCGGCGTTTGTGTCCCCTCTTGCGTAGAGATCACATAACCGCCATACCCAGTCGTCACTAAGTCATTCGGATCTACTGCTACCGATACATCCGGCCTAGGAAACCTAATCGTAATTCTTTCCGTCTTCCTAGCCGGCAATCTATACGGATCAAACTCATCTGCACAACCCTGATCACACACCGATAAACCAGGGAAATTAGGATCTGGCCTCATCACCGCATGCGGACGCTTGAGACGACAACGGTCACAGATTGCGATTGCAATATCCGAGTAACCCGTCGTGTCTAGGAATCTAGGCATGATCAGCCCACCTACACTCAGTGATGTACCCGTATTTGCGCCCTCTTTGAATCTCTGGACGATTAATCCATCTATGAATTGTGCCATGCCTGATGCCAAGCATCCTAGATGCTTCCATCAATGATTTATATGTCACCCCGTTGATCACGCACGGTTTCATTGGATGGCAATTTTTAAGCGCTTCAACATGCTGAGCAGATAACTTTTTTCCGCTCAAAGCTTGGCTTATCTTCATTCTTATCTCGGGCCGAGCCATCGTTTCTTTCAACTTTTTGTATTGTTTTGCCCGAAGATCTGGATTAGCCATAGGGTTGTTTGCTTTTAGGATCTCAGCAATCCGTTTTTTGAATTCGTCCGTATGCCTGCAACCCGTTGCACCCAAACCGCCAGCGCTAATGTTGGCAAGCGTGTATCCCATGCTTCTGAAGGAATCAATCAATACTATCTCGTGGTCAAACGCATCTTGCTCGGTTTGCCACTCTGCTAACACCTTGACCTCAAATCCACCGTACTTTTGTACGATTCGCTTCCAAACCACGTTCCTGCCAAGTTTGCTATATGCTCGCTTAATAGACCCCTTGCCGATGTAAAACACGGTTCCATCGGGTCTATAGTGAGCGTAGGTAGCGAAACTCATCTTGTGTACACGTGGATACCAGGAACGAGTTGTATCGGCGATTTGTCGCGCTCTTCGTTTTCCGCAAGTACTAGGTACTTTTCTGCTTGACCTTCAAGATACTGCGTCCTTGCGAGGTCTACTCCAGGCAGCTCAAGGCTCATCTGGTGAGCCAACATGGATTGAATGGCTAGATACCACCTCTGAGGGATCTCTAGCTCCCCTGAGAGGCTTCCAACGTCCATGATTTGCTTGGAATACCAGACCGTCATCTGAATAAACGGGTCTGAAGGCACAGGCCAGAGGTAAATCTCCGACTGTGGGATCGTTCTGTTGAACCAATACTGATACGGCTGGTTTGCAGTGAAGTTTTTGTTCGGCAAACTCGTGTAATCGTCCCTGTTCAGACGAGCCATCACAATTTCGGTTGAGTTATTGCCCAAAAAGAACTCCCGAAGGCTCAAAGTACCGCCTCCAGTCATCCGAATCCGGTAATACTGCACCGTTTGACCCGGTTCTATGTCGTACCAGAGCCATTCGTTGTCTACCCAGACCTGTGAACCAGGGTCATACAACGTATTCCACGTGATTCCGTCCGCAGAATACTCAAAAATGACCGAAAACGTCCCAGAAACACCCGGCAAGATACCAATCGACCCTACATACACCGGGTTATCCGTACCATAGTCCACCGCAATGTTGCCGTTTGCAGAGGTTTGGGTACACAACGTATCAATGTTTGAGTCAAAAGCGTTATCCACCACCCCGCCAGCACTTGACGTATAGTCTCCAGTACCGTTCGGAGTCGGTCGATTCATCTGACGGTACATGACATTCAGTACGTCATTACCCCCAACAGGCAACTTGTAGACATACTGGTCAGCTTTCAGACCGTAAACCTTCTTCCCAATCGCCCAGTATTGAATACCAATGTTGATCAGGTTCGACAGAAGGAAAAACAACGACTCACGCGCACTCAAAACCTGCTCAGAAGTCAGTTCTTCAGCAAGTTTCCCGCATCTACGTGCCCCGTGATCAATCAGCGTCTGTACGCTGATAACCGTCGTCCCTGTAGTTCCGCTGTATGCCATGTTCTCACCAGTTCGGGCAATTCCAACGCTTCATAGAGGCACGAGCACGACTGCCCTTTTCACTCGCTCTGGCAATCGGTTCCATACGCGCACAGAACGAATCTCGCCTTTTCCCACCTTGAGGCTGAGGAGGCTTTAGGTTACTGCCAGTCTCACGGTTGTACTTCTCTCGACCCTTGGCAGTCAAACCAGCACCTTGAGACACAGGAAGCTTCTCTCCCCTACCTACCGCTAGACTAGGGCCACCGTCTTTCATGGGAAGCTCTTTGTAAGCCTTCTTCCCAACATTGCCCTCAGTAAACTCTTTGGCAACAGACGGCTTAATACCGACCTTCTTTGCAAAGGCCGGATTGTTCTCGGCTGCTTTCATGAGCCGAAACTGAGCCTTAGTCTTAGCTGGCATAGGTCTTGACCATCTCAAGCTCAATCGAATAAGTATCCCCGGATGTGGCACCTATCGTTGAAAACTTGATATCTCCGGTCTTGCCCGTTCCGGAGTTATTTTTCAATCCGCTGTTTTTACTGAAGTCCCAGGTGTATGAACCATCCGCACCGACAACAAACGCCGTAACGTCTGTATCCGCATCCCACAGAATGTTTACACCCATGCCAGCAGTCGATGCAAAGATCTTGTTGATCACAACACCATTACACGCCTTACCGCTTGCACTTGGATTCAATGCAGAAACATCTACCTTCAGCACAGCAGATTCACCGCCGCCGTCAGAGATATTTGTGAATTTCATAATCGCCAGACGCTCGCCATCAAATAGCGTCTGACTGGTGACTGCATCAGCCATGTTAAATCCTTAAAAGACGACAGGGGCCGAAGCCCCCGTCTCAGCACTTAACAGAACCGCCACGCTTTTTAGCGGGAGCCACAGTGACAGACCTTTCAGTCTTAGTGACACTACCTTCAGGCGGCTTCTTTGAGAAGAAACCCTTAATACCTTCCATCATACGCTTTGGCGCACCTAGGATGGCATTACGTATAGCCTCGTTCTCTTGCGTCTGGCTCTTTTCCCAGTTTTCATACGCACGATTGGCTTCGTCCGTCTTCATCTGGTTCTTAGCTTCCTGCGGAACCTTACCGCCTTCGTTATATCTCTCGTTAGAGTAACGCTTGGCAGCTTTCATCGCAGAAGCATTCTCCGACGCATGCGCTTTCATCAAACGCGATTGCGCCGGAGTAACAGATCCACCGCGCTTAAACGTACCGGACAACTGATTGATACTCACCGGCGTAGACGGCTTCTTGCGGCCTTGTGGCATCGCTACGGGGGCACCGCTATCAACAACTCCCCCCGTAGCGTAGGCTTTTTTTGCTGCGCCACCTTTCATGTACGCCATGCCACCACCCATCATCTTGGTAGCACCGCCATGTTTGTAGCCGCCCGCATTAGCCTTCGCTACACCACCGGTCTTGTAGCCACCAGCGTTGCCAAGCTTCACACCTTCCGTCTTAGCCGGAGAATGATCCACCTTAGCCGTGCGCATCATCGTCTCGCCCTTCTTAGATTCGATGATACCGCCCGCTTTGTAGCCACCCTGGCCCATAACGACTCCGCCCGTCTTAAGCCCTTTATGCGCCTTAGACGCAGGCTTTGAAGCGTGTTCTTTCAACGCCTCAACCGTCTTAGCCATCTTCTTCATTTCTGATTTGTGCTCAGACTTCGACTCGCCGCCTTCCTTCATCATGCGACCAGCCATCCCTACCGGAGCAGCAGGAGCCGCAGCAGCAGGCATAGCCATCATCGCACGACGACGCGCAGCCATCGAAGGACGCTTAGGTGCCATAGCCGGAGCCATTCCACCTCGAGCAGGCATCGCAGGTTGTCCGGTCATCGTACCAAGACCAGGCATACCGCCAGCTTGCATCTTGACCGCTCCGCCCTTTTTGAGCTTTAGCTCAACCGTGGGCTCGGTGGTCATCATCTTCACCATCGGCTTAAACTGACCCATTTTGACCTCCTATGATCCGACCGCCTTGCGAGCGGCCGGAAGTTCATTACGACGGATTAACGCCGATACCACCTGCCGAAGCACTCGGAGCAGGCATATCGACATAAATCTGAGCCAAGGAGGACGCATCGGACCCGAACTCGCCAATACCAACCATCATCGAGTTCTTCACGACTACTTGACCACCGGCAGACGCCGCCAAAGTAGCCAGCGCAGTCATGCTCGTAGAGGTCGAACCCACGTTGTTGATAAAGGAACAGTTCTTGAACAGAGCATACCGATCCATACCAGTGGCCGCCACTTTAAGACCAAGCGGAGTACCAGCGCTGCACTGGAACGGAAATACGCAGTCAATGAACGAGTTACGAGCCGTACCACCGGCAAGTTCAACCGTCGCATTAGCCGCACTACGGGCAACAGTATCACCACCCAACGTGCAGTTCATGAACGTATGCTCACCACCACCGTTCAACTTCAAGGAACGAGCATTGGCACCACCCGCCGAAGCAGCATCCGCCATACCGTAGATATTGACGTTAGAGTAAGCATTGCGCGAACCAGAATCCGTCCACGCAATCATGCTTGCCGAACCCGTGGAAAATCCACAGAACACCGACAGATTGGCAAAGTAACAGCCAGACGCAGTCACGTTAATGAACGCATCACTGTTAAACGTCGCCGCAGTGTAAGTGCCAGTCGGAGGAGCAATACGCGCTCGCTGCGCAACCGAAGTCGGAGCAGCCACACCAATCAGGTGAGTCGCGTTCTTGTTCCAGTTAAGAGTCCCAGTGGTCGCAGCAGAATTGATCGACTGAGCCAGCGCGGTACTCAAACGGGCAGAACCCGCAGCAGTACCATCACCAACCAACACAACAACGTCGTTGTTGCCAGCCGTACACTTCGCAAGCGCACCGTACAGGGTCTTCAACGGAAGCTCAGGCGTACCGTCGTTACCATCAGCACCATTTACAGGATCTACAAAGTAGTAGTTCCCAGTAAACGGAAGTCCGCCAATAGTCCCAAGAACCGGCACCCCGAAACTCGTAATCCCATTCGGGAAATTAGTCAGGGCCATTTGATTCTCCTAAATTAAATTCTCAGATAAGTACGTGATCGCAGACTTTAGAGCATCAACGTCATCACGAAACAATCCAAGACCTCGATTGCACTTGGTGCATAACAACCCTCGCGCTTTCCCAGTCTTGTGACAGTGATCGACAGGCATTGCAATTACCTTGTTCCTGATAACAGCAGTTTCCGGCTGTTTACAAATGGCACAGACTCCATTTTGCTTGGAAAGAGTTTCCTTGTACCACTCCAAAGAAACTCCATACTTTCTACGAAGGTCTTGATCTGCGTAATACTCAGGGTTAGCGAGCCTGGATTTTTTATGCCATTCCCGCATGTACTCTTTGTACTCCTCCGCAGAAGACCTGCGCTCCTTCCAATAAAAGTTGTCTTTTGACCAAGGCAATCTTGCATCTGGTCGTGCTGGCTGAGATCGCTCAGGCTTTTCTGGGACGTCTTTGACAAAAGCCCAGAAATCTTCCCGCCACGATTCAGACATGTCCAAACGATGGTATCGCCGCAATCCACACCACGCTCTGTAAGCCGGGTGCTTTTCACGACTTCCCCAATCGTTTGAACGGGTCTGCTCAACACTTCCATGCCTTTGCACTCGCATGTAATGCTTCCGGCATAAGCCTTTGGCAATCGACGGTTGAGTGCAGTTAATAACATGACACTTCTCAGGCATCGGTATCTCCAAGAGTTTATAGCCCTTGGAGTTTACCACTCCTAGTCTGCTTTACACAACTTTGTCACGCACCCGGAGTTCCGTACATTGCGCGCGGGTCAGTAAAACCTACATCATACCTCTCCGTTGCCTTGTAGCGCATCGTGTCGGTTTCGAAGTCCCCTTCCATCGTCTTTTCCAGACGACGGCGCATGAGCAGTTTCATGCCTTCGGGAGCATCGGTCTGAACCCACCATGCGGTCGGGCTGGTTAGACGCGACAGAACGGCAGCACCTTCATCAAGCAGACCAATCGACTTGATGGGGTTGATGTCGTTGTTAGCGTTACCGGCACGAAGCACGGACTTCAGGAGAACCTCGGCCTGGAAGACGTTGCCAGGAGCCACCACCAGTTGACGGGGAACCAGACGAATCTTCTTGCCGTTGTTGTCTACCGCTTGACGGATCTGAATCAGCATCTGCTCAAGACTGGTTTGCGACAGAACCGCAGCAGTCGTCAGCAGGTTGCTAAACGTACCGTTCACGATAGGATGGGCGTTGCTGTTCAGGGCAACACCGTCACCACCGGGGTAGGACGAGTTAAACGCACGGTTCAGGACGTTTGCCGACAGGGTTTCCTTAGTCTCAATCAGCGACTGAGCAAGGTGACGGGCATAGACCTGACCAATACGAATATGATCACCGTCCTCAACAAGAACTTTGGTCAGAGCAAACGCCAGACCGTAGACCTTGTAGACGTACCGCTTGAGGAACAACACACCACCCTGCTGATAGGTCACCGGGGTGCCATCAGGAAGTTGGGGAGCCGCGCCAAAGCCGTACAGAACGGGTTCTTCGTGGTAGTTACGGGGAATGCCTTCCTGCTCGCGGAACACGCGGCTCCACTCATCAGTGCGCTGATCGTAAACACCGTCAAAGCACTCATTCAGGATAGGTTCAACAATTGACCGAAAATCGGTACTGCGCATCGGGGCTGCCATGATTTACCCCTCCTTAAACGGCGATCGGCGTGTAATTCGTGCCGCTGACACGAATCTGGCCGTACTGATGTTGAGAGATTTTGGCGCGAACGATTACGTAAGCGTCACCCCAGTCGTTATCGGGATACGGAGCAATATCAACGATACGCATCTGCGCTTCGCCGTTTGCACCAACCACCGAGATTGACAACGTGCACTGACTCAGACCCGTAGTCGTAGATCCATCCGTGGTATTGCTCAGATCAGCCTCATCACCAATCGAGGTCTGAAGCAGCGTACCATCAGCTTGAATCTCATAAACGATGTTGGGATCGTCATAGAAGTACGCCACAACCGAACCAACCTGGAACGACTCGTTCGCAGGCCAATAGTTCGAGACGCGACGACGACCAGTAGCATCAGTCCACTCGACACCAGCGAACGCTCCGAGGAACGCATCGCCAGCAGCGGCAACTACAATGTACCCGTTAGTATCCATCTTGACCGGTTGGCCCTTCAGGATAGTGGTTGCATAACCCGCCGAGACGTTTCCGCTCGTCGATACCGCTTGAATTCCGTTGGCAAGAGCTTGTGCGCGATCCAGACCACTCGGGTGAAACGCAGGCCGCAAGCCAAACGGAGCGCTAGTTGCTGACATAGCAAACTCCTAATGGTTATCCCGAAAATACGGGAGTTTTGACGGTTTCATCCAGCATCCCAAAGCCTTCACCTTCGACCTGACCGAGAGCCCTTCCTCGGCTATCCCGCCCCTGAGCCTGTTCGGCTTGATACCGAACCTTCTCCGCCTCCTCCATTGGAAGCTGATGGTGCATGTGCAACATGACGTCTTGATACAAGTCCATAGGAAGCTTGTACAAAACCATCTCATTACACGAGATAAAACCAGTGTTTTCGCCAGACTTTACGCGGTAGTTTTCAAACCCAGGTATCTCATCCGAATTAACAGGCACATACCCGAGCCGAATCCGCTTATCAATACTGTCGTAACCGTTGGTGGTCGAAAGCCAGCATAAATGCCAACCCGGCAAGTCCGGGAGCTTTGGTAATGCTGACTGGGTCCATTCGTCACTCCACATCTTGCGACGTTCCTGCGCGGAATGGAAAGATTCATCTACCGCAGCACGGCTGGCGTCCTCACTAGCGCGAGTTTCGCGTCCACCGGCTGACAATGATTTCTTAAGTCTTGAATCCATTTTGGTTAACTCCGATTGTTTCGTGCTTGTTCAGCGTATCGTTTAATCATCTTCGCCCGTTTTGCCGGGTCATCCCAGAAACCAGCATCTTTCATAGCCCTGACCTGTTCAGGTTCAAGATAAAAAGATCCTGTTCCGCGATTCGGAGATGATTCACGACCCGATCCGGTCACAAAACTTCTCGGCTTTCTCCTTGTGGATTCTTCACCACTCTGATTGTACCGATGTGGCAACCTTTTTTGCAAGCGATTGTCAAGTTCTTCCCAATACTCTTCACTATTGGGATCCCAACCTTCTTTATGCAGCTTTTGATCAATCACTTTTGCAATCTGGCTGTCCTCATCGTCACCTTGAGGGTCATACCACGGGTTATCTCCCATCCAGCGATTCGCATATTTCATCAACTGAGGATTAACTGCACCGTTTTCGCTGGTTTGCGCCTTAGCCGACTCTTGTTTAGCCCGCTTTAACGCATCTAGACGCCCTCGAGTTTCATACCAAAGCTCTTGCGCTTTTGCTAGTTCTGAACCGTTTGAGTTATCTCCGGCCTCTCGAACCTTTGCTTGAGCATACTGAAGCCTTAACTCCTCGTCTTCAATCGCTTTGTCAAGTCGCGCAAGATCAGATGAATGCGTTTTCCTCTCTACAACCGATAAACGCTCCATTAACTCCTGATTCTGACGCTGAAGAAGCTCAAGCCTGCGATCCTTTTCCTCGTTCGTGCGCTTGATGTATTCCTTCTTGGCACGACGACGAGCTCTCCGAGCATCTCGAATAGCCTCGGTATCGTCAGGATGGTCTTCATCCCCTTCTTCTTGAGAAACTTCCCCGCCCTCTGCCCTTTCTTCCGGCATGAGCTCTTCAGGAAGTTCTACTTTTGCCGAACCGTCTTGTTCCTCAGTAACGGCAATCTCTTCTGGTTTTTCTTTCGTGTTCATACGAATGCCTTAAATGCTAAGGGATCACACGTTACCTTTGCGATAACTTCGTGATCGTTGAAAATAGCGAACAACGCAGGTTCTTCCTCATCTGTAGGAATCTCCCACCTGTCACCACCCCACTTTGGCACCCGGATGAAGTCACCCGCCTGACACCAAGCACCCTCCGGCCACGATTGCATCGTGTCTCGGTGCTTAAACGCCAACGGACCTACTTCAACTACCTTGGCAATCATGTTCTGCCACTTTTCGGCCTCTTTCGTCTCATTCACAAGGATCAAACCACCGTGTGACTTTTTCTTCGTCCTACGAAGCTGCACAAGGATTCGTCCACCAAGAGGCTTTGCACCGGGATCCACGCTCGGAAATGCCCAAGCTAATTCAGCATCGTTAGATGCTACCGGCTCATTCATGTTCATCATCTTCTCTTAAAAGATTATTGAGAATCTCAAGGGCATCTTCTAACCCTTGATGTTGTCCAACCATACGGTGATAAGCCTCCCATGTCGGCGCTTTTCCAGTCGCCAGGGCCAGGGCTATCTCTCCCTGTGAAGCCTTTATCCCACCAATAAGGTCGCTAATCGTTTTCATTTTTTCTTCAGTAGTTTCGGCTCCTGTTTAGGTTGGTCTTTGGCTTGCATGGATTGCCCGTTCAAGGGAACCCCCATAGCCATCCGTTTGTGTTGTTTCACAAACTCACTCTTCTGCTCTTTGTCGTAGTTCGACATGACACACTCCTATTGCAGCTTGGTTGAGAAATCTACTACCGTCTTATCCTGATCTAGTTTCAGTCGCGCAGCATCCCGAGTAAGCCTTGCAGTCTCAATCCTCTCTTTTGTCTCTTGATCGCCCTTAGCTATCGCAAGACGCAATTGAAGATCTTCCATCTCCATCTGCTGCTTCTGCTGTAACTCCAACATATCCAGTTGAAGCTTCTGAGCCATCTCCTGACCCTTGAGCTGCAACTCTGCCTGATCCCGCGCCTGGCGCCTCTGAGTCTCAGCCATGCTCGTCTGCAACAACACCTGACCATCCGGCGTCAAATCAGGCTTCGGCTTGAACTGCTGGATTGCCTGCGTCATCTGCTGAATCACCGGCAGAATCCCACTCAACGTCTGCTGACTGTCCATGTCTACATGTTGCGACGCAGCACCGTACAACTTATCCAAAGCCTTCGGATCATCCAACAACTCATAGTTGTCCGGCTTCTCACCAATAGACCTGTGGATATAACCTTCCATGCGGTTCAAATACCACAACGCTATGTGCTGCTTAATGTGTTCCATCGCCTTCGGTAGGAACGTCGGAGCAATCATTGGGTTCTGACCAAACACCGGGTTCTTGGCGTAATCCAAATGAGCCTGTATATGACCTAGATGATCCTGTTCAGGATAAGCAAACGCTGCCTGACCAATTGACATCGCTACGTTTTCGTTAGCAGGATCCATCTTCTCCGGCCCAGGCATGTCAATCATCACCTCGTTAATACCGGGAACCTTCAACTGCTTCAAAAACCGCTCAATCACAATCTTCCGGTTAAACAGGTCAGGGTTCTTCTCCATCACCGCCATCACCGCTTGCGACTGCGCCATCCTCTGCGTCTCAGAGAAGATATGCGGATCACTTACCGGGATAACATCAGAAACCTTCGCAAAGTCCTCACGCTTGATATCTAGATCAACCATGTCCTCACTACGGCGCATGTCCTCTAAATACCAACGGTTGATCCTCTGAAGGATCTTTAAGACCCTGCTCTGACTCTTATGAAGCCTTGCATGGATACTTGAAAAGACCGCAGCACCCTGCTCAATCAACGCCTGAGTCGTTCCTACCGGCGTCTGAGCATTGACATCAGCGATCTTCTCTTCCGCGGTCGTTACAACCCCCTTAGCTGCTGTTGTCAACCACCCCAACAGTTGGAACAACACCGGATTCGGCGGGTTAAAGGGAAACGGCATCGCAATCTTGCGAATATCATCTACACCTGGAGCCGCTTCAATCTCCGCTACTTGAGTTACCTCAACCTGCTGGCTCTGACCCGATAGCTTCGCTCCCTTGAGCTTTAGCATCGTCGCAGCATTGTTGATATGCGCTGAGTCCATCAACGCCCTCAGAGCACCCGTAAGAGCCGCAGACAACCCGCCAATCAAATGAGGTAGACCAATCGCATACGCACCGCGCCACGGAATAAACTTGTACTCGACAATCCAGTCAAGCTTTTCCATGACCTCATCGCCCTCTTCCCAGTTTCGGTAGAGTCCAATGACTTCAGTCTCAAGCTCATCAATCATCAAGATATACGGGGCAAGCTCTCCCTTCGTATAAGGGTCGCTCTCAATCTCAAGCCACGTATAAACGTGATACACCCGACGAACACCGTCTTCGTTATCGTTCGGGCTCTTTCCTTCTATCTTGTCCGTAGCCTTCTGCGCTGAAGTAGGCTCTGGATCCATCGTCGCCCGGACGTAACTTGCATCCCGGTACAACCCCGACCGAATCCTCTGCCGATACTCATAGTTCGACAGATCATGTACCTCTGTAACCCTCTGCGCCGTGTAAAAGTTCGTCGCCGCAAACGGTAAGATAACATTGTCAATCGGAAGGAATTCCGCGCAGGGACGCTTTTGCCTCTCGTCATACCAGAGCTTCAGATACTGAGAACCTCCTAGCGGAAGCTGCGTCAACATCTGCTCCTGCTCATCTAGGAACTCTGGAATCTGCTCGGTCAACTGCCAGTTCATGAAGTCGCGCTTGCGCTCTGCAATCGCAATCTTCTCTTTGTCTACATCCCCGATAATCTTCGTTCTCGTCGGACCATCCGCAGGAAACAACTCTTTGATCGCTCGAGCGGCAAAGTCAACACAACCCTCAGCCATGATCGGATGCACGACCTTAGACGCACCGTTAAACGTAGCGCCACCAGGAGCATCGTTCCCCATCCCAGTTCGACGAATACCCTCTTCATACTGCTTATCACGCTGCTTGCGAGCTTCCTTGTCTTTCTCAATTAGCTCAATGTATCTCAGCGCGAAACCAGCAATCTCATAACCGTCGTAAGCATCTACGTCAGCAAGATTCTCGTAGAAGTCTTGGTTCTCCATCGGGCCAGCAGGCAACTTAACCAGAGCAGAACCATCAGGAAGCTCTTCAATCTCGGATTCCTCAAGATCAAGATCTACCTCTACGGGCTCTTCTTGGAGCTTGTCCCCCTGCGCTAAACCACCGATGCCAGGGATCTCTCTACCGTAGTCCTGCTCAATAGGGAATTCAGTTGCCATGTTTTTTCCTCAAGACGGACAAACCGCCAAGCTTTACCAAACCGCCTTTTTTCTTTTTTGTTCTAACGTCCGGCATAGCCTCGGATTTGAAGTAGGGCATCAACACGCCCTCTCCCGTTTCAACCATATCCAATATGTAGTTGCGAATGTTTTTAGGCGTTGGCTTTACGCCTTGCCCCTGAAGAGTATACGCAGTTTGTTTCTCTAACAGGTCTAGAGCATCGCCTCTAGGAGACTTCAAACCCGTCAACTCTCCCCCTCCAAACCACCTTCCCGCCTGCGCCATCCCACCAGGAATGCCAAGCTCATTCGCTATATCCAACATTTTTGATTCGGCCAAACCATATTCCGTAGAACCGAAACCGCCTTGCCGAGTAAAATATGGGTGATACGGGCTTGCTAAGGTTTCTCCAGCGGCTTCGTGAACATCCAACACAACAGATTTCCCAAAGTCACCGGCTTTTTGCGTTCCATACGTTGGGATCTTGTAGTTGGTCGGTATATCCGCTTTAACCTGCTCTCGCAAGTTTGTACCGCCTTCAATGACCTGCTGAACGCCTTGTCGATGTACGGGCATCAATGGCAATCCCGTGCCATATCGTTGCTTGAACTTCGCCATCTCTTCGGCTACCGTCTTTTCGTCTAACGGCAATCCTCTAGCTTTCATATCCCTCAAGAACTGACCTACCGCCATCTCATTCATAATTGAATTACGAGCAGATGCCGGGGCTGTTTCATATACGAACTGCTCAAACTTTTCCGCAGGAATCCCTCTTTCTAGAGCGGCCATCTTCAATGGATACAACGACCCGTAGAAAGTTTCACCCCCCAGCGGAAGCCCGCGCATAATCTGCTGTTTGATAAGCTCTCGGTTCCGCGGATCGTCATACATCTCTCCCACGTAACCTACATCTGCTCGCGCAGGTTGATACCGCGGGAATCTCGTCTGCTCTACCCCAGGGAAACCTTCTAACGCTTCTTTAATGAGCGACCGGTCAAACGCTTGCAACCCAGGAGGAGGAGGCGTCCACGGCTCTGTCGGTTGACGCAAAAACTCTTCTGCCCTTTGTGCCCTTTCCTCTACAACTGACGGTACGTTTCTAAATCTTCTAGCCAGTGGCGCTGAATACGGCTCGTTTACAAGCTCACCAAAATCACTGACAGCAGACGGTTTATCGATACGCTCCCAACGGAATCTTGATAACACATCTCGTTCTGCTTTCTTTTCTACTTCTTGCTCAGAAAGCTTTGGATTATCTTTGGCTATCCGCTTTGATGACTGCTGAATAGCTTTATCAAGTTCCGCAGGCGTGGCAACTGGCTTTTCAGAAATCTCCTCTAACTTTTTGGAAACTCTGATTGCAGCGTCTGACGCTTGTTTTGCACCCTTTGCTCCGGCTTTCGCTCCGGCTACAGCACCCTTAACTATTCCACCAGCCTGAAACGCTTGAACTAAGCCGCCCTTCTTGAATCGCTGCACCGGTGTTTGACGGTAAAGAATCGCCGTACCTTGCTCCGGGTTCATCATCCCTTCATAACCGTACTCTTTGACCATTCTTTCAACGTCTGTAAACGCTTGAAACGGGTCAGTCAAACCTTTGTTTGCTTGCGACGTATACGGAATCCTGTTCGCCTCCGCAGCAAGCACACGGAACTTCATAGGATCCGCCATAACGTCATACAAACTCTCCCCTTTAGCTCCGTACCTATACGGACCTAAACCGGGTTCAGGCTTTACTATAGAAGGATCTCCGGTATACGCATACGATCTTTCCATGACTGGATTCATCGCATACTTCAAACGATTCATCTCTTCACCAGCAATACCACTTCCATACTTCAGCGGATCTAAAAACCTAATATCAGGAGAATGACTGAAGTGCGTCAGCATTTCCGATGCCGTCGTCCCCGCGGCAGGTTTACTCAAAGATTGAACGTACTCCGGCATACCGCCTTTGTACCCTAGATCAAGAAACTCCGGCGGTAGCAACACACTTTTCTGCGGCGCAAACTGAAACTCTTTCCACGCTTCATTCAAACTGGCATCAATGTCCGCGATATCTTTTGTTAACCCGCGCCTGCTTGCTTCCCAACGAGCCGCATTCAGCTTGTTAATCCTTTGCTTCAACGGAGCATTGACAGGCGTGTAGTTCACAAACGAGTTCTGTCCTCGCGTTTCACTTGCCATCGCCATTCTTGCTAACGGCGAAAACATCCGCGAATGCGCTCCGTATGCAATCTCTTCGCCTTTAGGCCCAAACGAGTTCCCATGTATGGCATGACCATAAAAATCATGCACTGCACGAAACATCTCGTTTGTATTCAACCCGGTCGCAGGATCTACCGCATTGAGAAAATCGTGTATATCGCCACCCTGGTATACATACAGATGACGATTGCCATATATGTCACGCAACATCTCGTTACTGGAACGGTAGTTCCCCTCTCCAGCACGGTGATACGACATATTTACCGGCAGCGCTCTAAATTGATCTGCCGTCTCTTTAGCTAACTGCCTATAAGCGGCCTCCATCAACTGATCGTAGTTTTTGGCACCAGTTGACTCAACCAATTCAGGGAACTTACTACCATAAGCATTGAATACAGCCTGCTTATAGTCGTCACCACCTTCTGCCGCAATCTGAAAGGTTCGCCCAATCGCAGACTGCTTCGCTAGGCTCGACTCCGGCATTTCCGGGAGTTCATACTTCTGCCCAAGCGTTTTTTGACTGTAGTCTTCTACAGACTTCCTGACAAAATTTGTTGGGTCCTTAACTAACTGCCCAACCGCCTCGTCCGATATTGGTTGCGGAACATCGCCTCCACCTGATCCTGGGGCACCTTCACCTGCCCGTACTTCTTCTCGTACCCCTCTATCTTTTGATCCAGCCTCTTGAGCAGATCTTGATTTGACTCTGTAGAACGGGCCTTCTTGGATTGTTTCATATACGCCCCCCTCCGGGGCTGCTTTCATCATTAAACCTTGAGCACCTAGAATCCTCTCTGCACCCTCAGCTAACATAGGCTGTGCAGCCCTTAAACCGCCCTGCAAGCCCCTCTGAGCCTGCGCTGCTGCTGCGCCCGCCGGAATAGCCTGAAGCGCCTGTAACTGAACCTGCGGCATCGCAGGAATCTCTGGAATCAACTCAGCTACCGCAGACAACGCACCCATGCCCTCTTCGGTAGTCGGCACGTACATCTGGCGTTTCATCATGCCTAACGGGTCTTTTTCGCCAGTAACCAGCGATTGAACCATCGAGGGCACCGATAATGCCGCAGCACTACCCAATGACGCTAAAGCCTGACCAGCACCGAGAGTCTGCGCAGGAAGCTGTTTAAGCCTCTCTACGAACGTCGGATCTTTCTCAAAGACCCTAGATACATCCCCGCCGAGAATGTTCTCGCTCGGGACATCCCTCGCCCTCTCGCGCTCTCGAGCCATCGCTAACGCAAGATCGAATGCCTGATCCTCTGACATCCCGCCAGAAGTTAATTGATCCCGCATGGCATCCGTGTCAGACGCAAACGGATCCGGCTTACGAGATTTTGATGCGATATAACGGTCTAATCGGTCAGCAAGGTCCATGGCGCCCTCCTTCCCGCATCATACTTTTATACTGCCGTCAAGTCTATGCGGAGTATGGATTCTCTTTCGTTCTTCCGGTATCCACATAATCATCTTCGTCCCAGTCATCCCGCGGCGGAGGATCGACTTCTAACCATCCAGCATCTCTGAGCCATCTCAGAGCCTGCGTACACGCATCCACGAAATCGTCCCTAGTCGACTCAGGGAACGCACAAACCTGACTTACTAACGGCTCCGCCCAGTCCTTTACGTACCCCTTCCTTCTGTCCGACTCAGGAACCCACACCCGCCCTCGAGCAATAATGTGACTGACGATATTCATCCGCTGGATCTTGTCCGCATTCCCCGGGTTATATCCAGACACCGGAAGATGCGCCCTTCTGAGATCCTGAATCAAACTAATCCCGGCGGACTTATCCTCAACAAGGATCGTATCCACCCGCTTCTTGTCTTTTCCTTCCCCGAAGATCACCTCGTACTCTTCCTGAACCTTTTCCCTGAGATCCGGGTACTGTAAGAAATCCTGCCAGCAATCTAAGAGCATGACCGACATCGGGCCATCAGTCGGCTTGAATACTCCCCAAGTTCCGCAAGCCGTCGGGTCATTGTGCGTCTTCTCAGAGGTCGCACAGTCATAACTCTGAACGATGTACTCAAACCGCGGGAACTCCTTGCCCGCAGGCCAAAGCTTGAACCATTCCCTCTTTACGATTCCACCGTCCTCGGGATCTATGATCTCAGCGTGAATCTCCTGCTTACCTAACTTTGTACCCTCGTAACTCAAAATCTGCTTCTGGAAGTTCTCAGAGAGATTCTTTAAGTTTGCATACGTGCTCGCTCGAGTGATGACTACATCGTCACCTTCTCGACCAATCAGTTCTAATAACAGATCTTTCGGCTTCGGCGTCGTTGTGACTATCATCCGGGTTTTCATGTCCGGGAGCTTCAATCGCAACCCGAACTGGATCTGATCCCACGCTTCTTGAAGGTAGTCCCAGGCAGCGACCTCATCACCCCAGCCACCATGAAACTGCGGGCCCCTGAAGCGCTCCGGCTCACTCGCAGGAATACCCTTGATCAAACTACCATTGATGAGCTTTAACTCATGCAACGCCTTGTTGTAGTCCAGCACAAGCTCAGGAGGGATTACATTAAGCAACCCACTGTCGCCTTCGAAGCATGTAGCCCGGACGTCCGAGCTTGTAGGAGCCGCAACCAACCACCGGGTTTTCGGGTAGCTCCACGCCCACCAACCAACCTGCTCTGCCGCGGTCTTAGTCTTGCCCGCACCCCTACCGGCTAACATCAACCATATTGACCACCAGTCTCCAGGCGGCAGGATCTGATGCTTATGCGCGTTGATCAGCCAGTTAGCCCTCCAACCAAAGGCTATCTGATCATGCGGAGCTAACCTCTCAAACTCTTCTCGAGTCTTCGGGTCTTTAAGTATCTCGAGGACGTTCATTCACGTGCTAGGCGTTCAGCAAAGGCTTGCATCTCTTCAAACGTCTCTTGAGGCTCTGGACGCCAATCTGTCTGATCCCAGTTGCCCTTGCCGTGGTTACACTCGTGGCACAACACCTGAAGGTTATCTAACTCTAAGGCCAACTCAGGGAACAACCTCCGCGGCTTGATATGGTCTACATGTATCACAGCGCCTGTATCCGGCGTTGCACCGCAGCACATACACTTGCGCTCATACTTGATGATCGCCTGCATCCTTAGCTTGCGCCACTCATAAGACGAGAGGAACGCATCGGTGTTTGGGTCCATCCCAACCACCTTCTTGACTTTACCAGTCGCCTTGTTCTTCGCTACGTAAGCTTTTGTCCAGGCTATGTGCTGTTTTACCCACGCCTTATCAGATACGCCTTCCGGCTTGTTAAACCCGTCCAGCGCTAATCCTCTGCACGCTAACGTATATACGCTTACCTTGAACTCGGAAGCCCGCGGAAGCTTCAGCCTGATATATTCCCAGACCCTGCCCTTGTATAGCGTATTGTCACGTTTTGACACCAGCAATCATCCGTTGAGATAGATTACGACACAACGCTACTAGAACCCGTACCTCTGCCTCAAGGAGTTCAATCCTCTCCGTCAGGGCTAGTTCTCTGACCTCTTGCTTCGCTTTCTCATCTAACTTTTCTTGGTTAGTCATCGCTGGCCTCAATCTGTCTTGTCGCTTCTAGATTCTTCAATACCGTGTCAAATACGTGTCTTGACTCTATCTGGATCGGGGATCCGTCTGCTGCACCGGTCAACGCTACTCGATCCCCGTACTTCTTTGGGTTCCACTTTGCGAGGAGCTTCAGCCTAGTTTCAATCTGGAGCTTTCTGTGACCCAGCATATCCTCAACAGTAGTCGAGGTCCCTTGGTCAGACATCGTCTGCTTCTGGCCCCACTGTGGAGTGTCTGCAATCAATAAACACTCTTCCGCAATAGCGTCGTAGCCTTGATCCCGCGCACGCGCGATTGCTCCCGAAAGATCTGTGCCGCTCTCACCCAAAGCAGCATCCTTAGCCATCCACTCATAGATCTTCTGCCAAGCTGGCATATGGTCATCGCGGCAGATCTGACGTAGCGGTTCTCCGTTACTGAGTCTTTCGCATATCTCTGCTGCGATCTCTGGTGTGTACTTGCTTGGTCTACCGATCTTTTTTGGGACCTTTTCTTGTTTTATGACGGTTTCCGATTTCATCGTATTCCCTAAAGGTTTTTGGTTGTTAGTAGCCGGTGTTGATCTCCGGCTTATGGCATAGATCTAATGCGGCTGCCATCCACCGCTGCAAGCGTGTCGTTAGGATCGACGCTAGATCTATTGTGCATCAACCTGCAACTTCACTAACACGACTGGGGACTGGAAGGAAGGGGACAAGGCTTAGTAATCCTTACCCGACCGCGCACTGATAGCGTAATCTCGCTCCATGCCTAGCGCCAACCCCCATGCGTGTTAGGCCCGTCTTTCCGGGCTGTCGGCTCACACTCATCCTTGAGGAGACACACCAGGGAGGATGACATGAGCTGCCGGTGTTTTTATCCACCTCCGGCTGGGATTAGTGCGAGTGCTAACCAACCCAATACCAGAAGTAAGCTTACCGCAAAATCGTCATGTTTGATCAAACTGACGAACCAGTTGCGAGTCCGTCTCTCCCGCCAAGTGCCTGAGATCGGATAAGAGGAGTCTCGCTTCGCGGATTCGCTGTTTGAGGATCGCATCTTCAATATCCTTGAGGGTTTTCTTGATGTCTAGCAAGCCTTCAACGTAGTCAATCATTCGTCTCTCGCAAAATAGGTTTAGCGGTCTGCAACGCCCAATCAATGTCATACCCGATTGTGGCACCAGCTCCAATTTTCGCCCACCAGAGAAGGATTTCGTCATCATCCATCTTCCAAAACGGGGACAAACCTTCGAGCGTCTCACTAGGCATCGCGCCCCAAAACGCTTGGTCTAACGTATTCCGAATCGATTGATATTTCATGGCTCGCTTTCCTTTCGCTTTGATGTAATTGTCACTCAGATTTTAGACTCTGTCAACAGCTTTCCAGTAGCCCCGCTCGTCTTGCATGATCTCTTCCCACATGGCTTCGATCTGCGCCCATTCTTGTGACGTTGCCTTCCTCGCAAGCCACTCTGCCGGGTAACCTTTCCGATCTAACACCTCAAGACCGTCGTCGTTTGCCTGGATGATGCAAGGAATTCCGCTGATCTTCGCTTTCATGTCGCTCTCCTGTGTTGATGGTGTAATTCTATGTTTCATTATCCGAGCAGTACAATGAATTATTTCTATCGAACCTTTACGCTTGTGAGGCTAGGGCTATACCCTCTTTAACCGCTTCGTAGTACCCGCGGTGAATTGATTTATGCCGTGGGCCTATGAGAACGTACTGGTCTGAGTTTAGATCCAGATCTGGCCTAACCTCGAAGGTTTTAACCCCTTTGATCGTAGCGTAGACACCTTCTCTTTGATACGTCTCACTTACTTGTGGCTTCATGTTGCAC